ACAAGAATATCACGATAGTGCATTTGTCACGGCAACTACAGTTGGTGGAATGACACGCATGAAGGGATCTAATTTCCCATGCGGGTTGATTACTATTGCACACGACTTGACACTTCCTCCTTCAGGTGGAGTATTGTTGCAAGTCGATTTGATACCAGGTAACCATCGTGGTTACATGTGTGAACCTATGACGGAGATGTGATATTTATGACACCATCACCGGAAACTACAGCTGTTGCTGAAACTGTCAAGGAGGCGGTTACTACTGCATCCGTTCTTAATCACTTGCGAAACAACCGAATAGAGTACCTTCTCGCTATTGGGTTGCTACACCTTCTAGGTGTGAGTGATCGCCTTCTGGCACAAGTCCAAGGAGTGTGCTTTTGATGGCATACAACTATGGAAAAGTGTTCAAGAAGGATGGAAAGTCTGTTAGGTATCGTTATACCAACAAAGACCCTAAAACTAAGAAATTGGTTAGTTATAATCCTAAGAAAAAGAACACACGTAGAAAAACAACGAAGTGATAAACGTGTGTCCTAAATGTAAATCAAACCATGTTGGCATGGTATGTGTTGATAAAAGTGAGCCACCGATCTGGCACTTTCATTGTGCAAGGTGCGATTTTGAGTGGGTCGAATGAGTTCATATTTTGAAATCGCAGGCGACGTTATTGAGTGTCTTTTGGACACCTCACTTCCATCTCCTCAACTCGGCGGGTTTGTAGCCGAGCGACCGGAACGAGGTCGCAATTCGGCAAAAACCGAGTCCGTGATGAGCGAAGCGAAAGATATCGGCGAGAGCCGAACGCATTGGGATGCTACACGCAAAATGCGTGTTCGAACAGCCTTGACTGTTGCAGCATCTATTGCGCTTGCAGATGGCCCATTGCCAATCGGCGATTCTATCGCAGTGGCTGGCCTTCTGATATATTCCGGTTGGGAATTAGGTCACGAATTCGGAATACTAGAATGAAATTAATAAACTGCGAATATCAGCAGTGGATATGAGCGGAACTAGATGCCACCGATGTGGCTATGATTATTGTGGGTGTTGGAGATGAGTCATCATCGTAAATTGACAATCGATGGAATCGATGTCGGACACGTGAGGATTACAAACAGTGGCACCATATTATCGGTTTGGATTAAAACCGACACGCAACAAATGTTGTTCTTGCCAGAGCATCCTATTTTGTTGGGTGAAGAAGAATGATGAAATGTCAAGGTTGCACAGATTGTGCCGCTTGTTTGGAATTACAAGAGATATATTCGGCGGATGTCGGATGTTCGATGATCGCTCCTTGGCGATGTACATGTTTACGTAATGAGTTCGAACAAAGAGTTCGAGAAAGTAAACAAGTTAATTTGGTTGGATGTTGCCAGCGGCCTTTTCGAACCAAAGTCCTGAAGAGGACTGGTCGCAAACTCATTATTTGTGATTGCTAGCCAAAATCTTACACATGTAATGTGACAAGTTTTTAGACTGTCACCTCCGGTGGAAGGGCGAAGAAGATGGGAAGTGTTGTGCATGCATAACCAGAGCAGATTCGTAGGGAGGTGTGAAATTCACCGCTGGCGCTACGGGGCGAATATTAATAGGCCCAATAGAATACCATTGGTATCATGGCCCGTAGAAAGTATTCTGCTAAGAAACGAAATAAAATAGAACCAGCTGCAATGACATTATTGTATCAATTGCCTGCTGGAGCACCAGCGATTTCTCATATTGATTTATCGCAGTCAGCGAGTTTAATCAATCGACGATTTTATCGTCAAGGTATAAATTGGGCAGTGGCTGGATTCAAAGTAGTATCACCTTCTGGTGTTACTGGATCCATGTCAATTTTGAAATTGCCTAATTCTTGGGTTTTATCCAATTCTTGGGAAAAGAGTTTTAGAGCATATATGCGAATGAACAAAGAGGCTCTCGAAGAGAATGAGTCTGTTCGACCACGATTCCTTGATTTCAAGGTTTATGCTGATACTACGCATCACACTGCTGGCGTTACAGCAAATCTGTTGCCTTTGTCAGGTGGTGCTATTGCTGCAACACCTGGAGAATGGGAAATGAGCAAAGCGATTATTCCATTTGGCCCAGCATCACCAGGTAATACTAACGAAGTTGAGTTTATTGCAACTGGAGCATCATATCCTGGCGTTGGCGCTTCAGGATTGAATGCTGTATCTTTGATTGAAGGTTACGCAGCTTCTCGTGGCCTTCCAAATATTCAAGACCCAAACGTTCCTGACGATTCTAGCGACGCTAGTGGGTCGACACCAGAGAATTGGATGACCGCAATGTTCAATGAAGGGACAGATCAAGACTCTGAGGTTCTGGCTGATATGTTAGTCCAGAACAACAAAGCACCATATCCGTTCGAGAACGATGGTGTGAATGTTGATACAATGTATCCAGGCGGAGCAAACCAACTGGCGGGACAAGAATATCACGATAGTGCATTTGTCACGGCAACTACAGTTGGTGGAATGACACGCATGAAGGGATCTAATTTCCCATGCGGGTT